ACTCCAGGGAGGAGAGAAAGGACTGGGAAGAACCTTGAAGGCGCCACCATTATTGAGAATACAGTTTCTAAACTTAGTAAAGAATTACTCAGATGAGTCCATGGAAGAAGGTTTGCTTGGCTGCATTGGCGGTTTTAGTTTTAGGCCCAATAGGGACTCGGGATTTTTTACCCTTGATAACGAATTGTTGCCAAAGAATTTTAGCATATCTTTCACTTTTGAGCCTCAGCACGAATCACCATTAGGGTTTAGAGGAAAGAACTTCATAAATCCATCTTTTCCTTATGGTAGACCAACAGGAGAGCCTATCGATACAGATAAGGTAGACTCAGGTACAGCCCAAGTGCAAATTAAAAGAGAAAATGATATACTCGGAGGTCAAGAATGATAGATAGAAACGAAAGAAGAGAAATCCTGATCAACGATCACCCTTTCTATAAGAAAAAGCTAAAGAATAGAGGCTTAAAATTTTTCAGGCATTACTCAAAGATGAAATTGTCTGAAATTTCTCAAGAAGATATGAAGGATCTAACTATTTTGGATCATGTTTATGCCACAGGAGATTCTTTGAGTAAAATAGCATACAAGCACTACGGTGACACTAGGTATTGGTGGGTGTTAGCAGCCTTTAACCAGAAGCCAATTGACAATTTAATAAAAACAGGAGATATTATACATGTACCTCTTCCTTTGAATGAGATAATGTATTTATTAACCAGAGATGAGTGACGAAAAATCAATTTCATTTAATGAACAAGGATATTTAATCTGGGATCACTTTATAAAAGGTGCCGGAAGAAAACAAGGAAGCAAGCTGGGTCAGGGTAAGTCATCCAACAGTGGAATAACCTGTCACAAAGTTACAGGCAACTATACCAATGTAGATTTCGTCTCTAAAGTAATAAAAAAAGAAAATATTGATGTTTATAGAAATCTTATGGATCTGGAGACAAGAAAGTTGTCTTCGCTTGTTCCTGAAGTGAAGCTTTTCAAGATAAAAGATAAAAGATATATTCCTTTTTACTTTCCAGTCGCCGCAGAAAATGCTACTATAACATCTTTGCTTCAACCAGGCGCCTCCGTCGGAGGAGTTGGCATTAAAAGTTTTTCTTATCAATTTATAGGTAAAGATTTTTTTACAAGAGACAAGCAGATAGAGTGCTCGTTAGAGCTTTTCGTTGATTCAATAGAGAACGTGTTTAAAACTCCACCACCAGGCTTCGCGACACTAGCAGAATTGTTCACAATTTCTAGATCTGAGAGTGTGTCCTTGAGAGGTTCTATGTCGAAAGAAGTTTCAAGTGAGCAAGTAAACAAGCCCAGTTCACATGAAATTGGAGCATTTATAGGATACTCTGCACCAAACACAGAAGACCTTTTAACACAATCTGAGAGAAGAGCAATAGAAAATACTTCGATATCTTTGAGGATGACATATATAAACCACAATCTTAATGTGGCTCAAGACGGCACGGCCACAATCAAGGTAGATTACATTGGTAGGTTGTCCGGTATTCTGGATGATCCAATGTACAACATTATATCAACACCAGAAGAAATCCTTGCACTCGCAGATATACAGAAAGAGGTAGATGAAGCTAAACGAAGCGCAAAAGTAAATGATGTAAAACGAAAAGAGACTGAAGAGAAGATAAAAAGTATCATAAAAAAGAAAGCGAGTGAAAATTTTATTTCTGTCATGGAAATCTTGAGAAGAGAAAAGAAATTGCACGAAGAACCAATCAGGCTCATCGACTCGAAATTGTATAATCAATATGTTGGTAGACAAGAAGATCCGACTCTTGGTGTACTCATTAAGAATCCTTCGGGAGAGGGGTCACCTACAAATGCATACGACACCGCGAAACTATCCGCACCCGGGTCTGTTATTAGTACTGATCTTGTTACAAACTATGTGTACATGGGAGATTTTATTCAAGCGGTGATTTTCAGCACAAAAGAATCCTTAGAGAGAGCAAAAAAAGATTTAGAGAAACAGCGCCAATCTGGAGCGCTCGGAGCAAACAAGGTAGATGCAAAACTCAAACCCATTCAAAATTCTTTAGATAATTTAGAAAGTTTCAAAGTCCTATTTGGAAAGGTCGCGATCGTTACAGGAGAGACATCAGCGATTCAGGTCAACCTAGCGGATATTCCGGTTTCCGTAAAGACTATTTCAGACTTTGTGTTTAAGAATATTGAACAGAAGTTTTCCTCAAGAAAAACTTTAAAATCATTCTTAGAAGAAGTTGTAGGTCAACTATATCCAATGGCCACAACTAGACACCTTTATAAAGATGCTAAGACCTTGCCTTCAAACATTTCAGTAAAAGCAGTCGGCATTACAGGCGAGCGTACCGCAGTACTTAGCGCTGGAAACTCTGAAGTCTCTATATCTAAGTTGCCCAACTTCTTAAAAAACTTTAATCAAAGAAGAAGAAAGAAGGACGATATTGATTATATGATAATATATTCTGAGGTTTCTTCAAACAGAAACTCTGGCCTCGCGGGAGACGTAAAGAAAGATGCGGAAAAGGGTGTGTATCACTTTAACCTATCAAAAGATAGAGGAATGGTAAAGAGTATCAACTTCAGCTTAAACAATGTAAGATTTAGAAAAGAAGCTTTAATGCTGGAATCTGTTGATTTATACGACGAACTAAAGATGCCTTATAACGCTTCCATAGAAATGGTGGGCAACAACTTGTTCCTACCAGGATCCATGATATATATTAACCCATCCAGCATCGGCTTCGGTGACCCTAGAAACAAGCGATCAGCAGCCGCCAGGCTCGGCCTCGGCGGATATTATATTGTTATCTCTGTCAACACTGCATTCACCGCAGGTCAGATGGTCACAAAGTTAGATACTCAACACCATTCTTGGGCAGACGATGATTCCAGACTATCAACAACAGAGATGCTTCAAGAGACAGGAATCTATCAGACGGCCGTCAGAAATGTGGAAACAGGCAACACAACTAATCTTAAGGAGCTTTACAAGTAATGTCTTTCTTATATAAAGATGGAAAATACAGTACGACTCGCGACAGCTTTGTGGGAAGAAAAGCTTACAAAGAAAATGCTAAGTTAGACCAGGTTCAAGTTCTGGATACATGGTATCAGTATCCAAGTTATGGACTTCTTAACAAAGATTTCGAACCCGTTATATTGAATACTGACGAAACAGGTGCTAACTTAAACATTTTTGGACAATATGCTGGAGAAGACCTGCGCGCAGCCCCCTTTGTCGCAGAGGCTTTTGACGACTTTAGAACTTATTATGTTAACACCACATTGGAGAAAAACGTTGACTTTCCTTTATTTATAGATCAGGTCATACCAAAGGTTGCTTACTTGTCTTTCGATGAGCAATATCAAAATTATGTAGCATCAAATATGAACACTTTTGCTTCTTTGGTTTTGGAGAAAATTTCGTCAATTGATCAATTTAATGAAGAATTGTCTAAAATCATACAAGGAAATATACTTAAATTTCCAATAACTAAGTCCGGTTTCTTGCTCTCCCAACAATGTCCAATAAATGTTTCAGGTCTCTGTGTCGAGCTAGCGATTTTGGACTTTAATTCAGATACAGAAAAAGCGAAACTATTTGACACAAAGGAATTTCAGTGTTATGCTGAGGTTGCAAATGTTTACGGCTTCTATGTTGACAAGAACGCGCCATGGAGATTGATAGCTAATTTGCAGAGCCCCATAATGAAAGAATACATAGACAGGTACAGAAGAGGCACAGACACTGACATAATTTTAGATAAAATGTTTAGAAGTAAAACACAGTACGAGGATATTTCTAGTGTTTACTATTTCCATGCAGCTGTATTCAATGAGATGTTAGATATTTTAGAATTGCAGGCATCGTATTCAATTTCGGAAGAAGATTTAATATCATCGACGTTGAGATGTAGAATGTTAGAAACAGGTGTCCCTATGGATCAGTTTGAAAAAAACAGAAATAATGTTTTAGATTTACACAACATATATGCTTCTAGGCATCCTTTTGATCCGCTGAAACAAGCATCCGGAAAGATCGGAAAGATTTGTTCTGAAAAATTGAAAGAAATTTATCTTGCAAAATCAAATATAAACAGTTATAATGAGACAACATTAAAGGAATATAGTGATTTTACAGACCCTAGATATCAAAGATAACTGCACCGGTATTTTCCATAATGATGAATTTTTGCTCGACGGCTTTCAAGAGCTGTTAGATCAATACTCTTTAGCCTGGAAACATTCCCCAATGTTGGATGACGAAAAGTACAAGTATTTGTATTTGCTTATAAAAGAGGAAGATCTTTCTTCGTACTGCCATGACCCGGAGCTTTTCATTACATATCGGAAAAAACTAGAAGCCCACCAAAAGGCAGCAGTTTCTGCAAAAGTTAGTTTGCAAGACACCTGTTTTTTTGATTTGCTACCTGAACATCAATTATTGAAGTGGTTCAGAGTTCGAGCTGGAGCCATGGACAATTTGCAAAAAACAGTACCCTTTCAAGAAGATTATGACATCTTACATAAGGCACATGTACTAACAACGACTATTGCTAGACAGGATATTAACTTCGAGGGTAAAGCAGGTAGAGTTTTGTATAACATTTTCGGGTCGGCAACAGGAAGACTAACAACTCGAAGAGGCTCAGTCCCAGTTTTGACCTTAAAGAGAGAACAGAGAGAATTGATTAAGCCTCAGAACGATGTATTCGTTGAGCTAGATTTAAACGCTGCAGAAGTAAGAACGTTGATAGCTCTTTCAGGCCGAGAGCAGCCACAGGGCGACATTCACGAGTGGGTTGTGAAGAATGTGTTTGATGGAGAGAAAGAGCGCACAAAAGCGAAGGTAGAGTTGTTTGCCTGGCTGTATAATCCTTCGAGTTCGAAAAGTCAATTTGACCAAATTTTTTCGCGGACAATTTTTCGAGATTTTTTTGCCCCTGAAGACCAAGTGCTTACAACGCCATTTGGACGAAGACTTGCCGTAGATGAAAGAAAAGCACAAAATTACTTGCTTCAATCAACAACATCCGATATAGTTATACAAAACGCGTACAAGATTATGAAGATGCTTAAAGGTAAAAAGTCTAAAATAGCGTTCACATTACACGATTCGATTATTGTTGACATGGACAAAAAAGATGCTATAATGTTAAGAGATATAAAAGAGCAGTTTGAGGAAACACCTTGGGGTCCTTTTAGAAGTACGTGTAAAATCGGTAAAACATTTGGTGATTTAAAGGATTTGGTGATTTGAAAACAATATTGGGCATAGGTACAGCAGGCAGCAACGTTGTAAGGCAACTTGGCGAACACAAGGTGTATAAACCATACACAATTTGTACCAAAAATCAAAAAACAACAAAATACCACTTCAACCTACCCGAACTCGACGGTCCCGAGGAATACGAGTCGATGGATATGACAAAGCTAGAGAAGTGGCTGTGCACAATCGAAAAAAATTGCACCGTATTTCTATGCGGAGCATCCAATTCGTCGGGCATCACCCTACGAGCGCTCCACTTTCTACACCAAAGAGGTGTAAAAATGGACATTGTGTATTTTACGCCCGAGATCGAGGTTCTTTCTGAGGAGAAAACTTTATGCGAAAGGGCTGTGAAGGGCGTTTTGCAAAATTATGCTCGAAGTGGCCTATTTGAAAAAATTTGTCTCGTATCCAACCTCCGGTTGGAGCAAATCGCGGGATCGACGAATGTGTTTGATTATTATGATCAAATAAACCGTGTATTTACAAGTACTTACTATATGATGGATGTGTTTAAAAATACAGAACCGGTTACTTCCACCTTTAAAAGACCAAATGCTCCTTGTAGGATAACCACTATTGGCCTGGGATCATTAGAGAATGACGATTTAACGTTTTTTCCTTTCAATCAAGAGGTGGAAGTGGTATACTATTATGGTATCAATGAAGAAAAGTTAAAAACAGAAGAAAACTTGTTCAGAACAATAACAAACACAGTAAAATCAAAAATTACAGAAGAGAGAAAAGTGAGCTTTGGGATTTTTCCAACACAATATGAAGATGACTACATTTACGTGGAATACTTTTCTCCAAAAATTCAAAAATAAATATTGACACAGATTAGAAAATAAGATATTATAAGAATATAAACTAAAAGGAACAAAATGAACAGAGAACAATACGAAGACCTCAAGGTTACGATACAAAATTTTGATCAAACTTACGTGTTTGATGTAGATCCTTCGCTAGTGTATGAGGATACAGCAACTTCACAAATTAGGCAAAAAGGAGCAGTCATCAAGAAGGTTCCTGCTATGGTTGCGGATATCGAGGCAAATGGGCAAGAAATTCCCGCAGACGTAAGAGTGATGCCTGATGGAACTTTTGAGCTTAAAGATGGAATAACCAGATGGCTTTCCCAGAAGAAAATTCCAGGCGGAAAGCTCAAAGTGTCTGTATATCATGACACAATATTTACAAATGAAGACGAGTGGACATTTCATCAAATTGAAGCAAATGAACACGAAACTGCAACATCGAATTCAAAAAAAGACATCGCTTTTCAGGTCGAAAAGCTTTGGACATCAGGCGCTCTAGAAAGAAGACTAGGGTATCGATATATAGGAAATGAAGCTCGCTTTATGAGAGAGGCACCTACGCTTTTAAAGAGTCAAACTTATAAGAGAGCTTCTGTTACCAAGAAATCACTTGAAAATTATTTAAAAAAGTGTGTCAACAGTTCATCAAAGGTAAAGAGTAGGTATCACAATTATACAAAAGGCCCCAACGGGACTTGTTGGGAGACGTTTAGTCAACTAAACACTTTGGGGTGGTCTGGAAATAAAGCAAATGATATTTGTAACAATATTGCAATATACGGAATGTATGACGCCGGCGAGGCAAAGGATATAGCTGGGTATGTCTGGATAAAAGCATCCAAGAATCCAAATGCGAAATATTATCTTTTAGCGTGGGTTGGCAACTTGTCCAACAAAAACAATACAGGCATCAAAAAAGAAAGACAAAGGATTTTTGATGCTTATAAAACAGAAATGCAAAATCATCCAAAGTTTAAAGTTCCTATGTTTGATGGTATCTTTTTCTTGCCACAAATTAAGACAGGCAAAGACAAGGAGATTCTACAAAAACTTTACTCGCCCCAAGAATTAAACTTGACATAAATAACAAAACATAGTATTATAAGAATATGAGTTGGTCAGGATATTTGCTGACCTGCTATAGCCGAGAGTGTGCAAAAAAACAACATACCATAAGGAGGTAATAATAATGGCACTTAATTTAGACGCAATGAAAGCGAAGTTAGATAAACTTAATGGAAAGGGTGAAGGAAAGAAGAATTTCTGGCGCCCAGAAGACGGAGAAAGCAATATTCGTATTGTTTCCACTCCAGATGGTGATCCTTTCAAGGAGAAGTTCTTCCACTATGGAATCGGTGGACAGTCTTTTCTTTGCCCGAAGCGAAACTTCGGAGATGATTGCCCAGCATGCAATTTTGCAAACAAGTTGTGGAACGAGGGTACAGAAGAGAGCAAGCGACAAGCAAAGGAAATGTTCGCAAAGCAGAGGTTCTTTTCACCGGTTCTTGTTCGAGGAGAAGAAGCTGAAGGTATCAGAGTCTGGGGCTATGGTAAGATGGCTTATGAAAAGTTGCTTACAATTGTTCTCGACCCTGATTACGGAGACATTACAGACCCCGAGACTGGCAACGATCTTAAGTTGATGTACGGCAAGCTACCCGGAGCTAGCTTTCCTCGTACTGACATTCGACCTAGGCCACGAAAGACCACCCTTTGTGACGAAGCTGTTGGTGGTGATGAAAGATGTGCGGAACTTTTGGAGACAATTCCGAACTTTGACGAAATTTTCGAGAGAAAGACAACAGAAGAGGTGCAATCAATCATGGATCAACACCTTTCTGGGGAGTCTGGAAACGCCGAACTTGAAAAGTTCGGAAACAACACTAATACTACAACTACTGATGCAGTTGAAGATGCATTCAACGATTTGTTGAACCAGTAGGATATAATATGCCTAAAATATCAAAACTCAAAAAAGGTGCATTAGATATTGCCTCAATTCGAGGCATTATCAACAAGAAAGCTGGTAGGGAAGTGGCACATTCACTTCAGGATAATAATCCAACAGAGGTGAATGAATGGATCCCTACTGGCTCCCGATGGCTTGACGCCATCATCTGCAAAGGCAGACATGCAGGGATTCCTGTGGGTAAGATCTCAGAAATCGCTGGCCTCCCAGGTACTGGCAAGTCATTCTTGGCTGCTCAGATTGCTGGGAACGCTCAAAAGATGGGTATCGATGTGGTGTACTTTGATTCAGAGTCTGCTATCGATCCTTCCTTTATGGAGCGCGCCGGCTGTGATTTGGACAGGTTGATGTATGTTCAGGCAGCATCTGTTGAGTTTGTCCTGGAAACCATCGAAGAATTGCTAGCTACTGGTAACAAATGGCTTTTCATTTGGGACTCCCTGGCCCTTACTCCGTCGATTTCTGATGTTGAAGGAGACTTCAATCCTCAGTCTTCTATGGCAGTAAAGCCGAGAATCCTGGCCAAGGGAATGTCTAAACTAACCATTCCTATCGCTGATGCGAACGCTACCTTTCTAGTTCTCAATCAATTGAAGACTAACTTGGGAGCAAGAACACCAGCCCAGGCCATGACAGAACCATATACGACCCCAGGGGGAAAGGCCATGATTTATGCTTATTCCCTTCGTGTGTGGCTCACCGCAAGAAAAGCTAAAGCTAGTTTCATCGTAGATGACAATGGTTTCCGCATCGGATCTGAAGTGAAGGTAAAGCTAGAAAAGTCTCGTTTCGGGACCCACGGCCGTACCTGTAACTTCAAGATCCTGTGGGGTGATGACGCCGTTGGTGTCCAAGACGAAGAAAGTTGGTTCGATGCAATCCAGATCTCTGAAAGACTTGAACAGTCTGGTGCATGGTTTACGCTAATCCACAATGATGGGTCTAAGGAAAAGTTCCAGCGCAAGCAATGGGTAACCAAACTTGAGAGTGAAAAATTCAGAGAAAGTGTCTTGACTATTATTGAAGAAGATGTTATTATGAAGTTCAAGAATAGAGAAGGCAAAGCAGACGACTTCTATGACGCGGACGATGTCCCGCCGACAGAATAGTCACCCACACAAGCCCGGCTCTTCGCCGGGCTTTTTTTATGGAGAATATAAATGAAGAGAATGATGATAGTGGATGCGTATAACCAGTTTATCCGCGGATATATAGTAGACCCTAGCAAAAACCCAAACGGCTCTCCCATCGGCGGTATGAGGACGTTTATCAATATCCTGAACAAGCTTACAAGAGAGATTAAACCAGATCTCATGGTTTTGGTTTGGGATGGCAAAGGCGGCAGCAAAAAGCGTCGAGCAATGAACAAAAACTACAAAGGCGGCCGCAAGCCTCCAAGGACAAACTGGTCACAAGTAGGAATGGATGAAGAAGACGTCCTAGACAACAAAGTATGGCAACAAATGAGAGTCATTCAATATCTAAATCAGACACCTGTCATCCAGTTCATGGAGAATCTAGTAGAGGCTGATGATGTCATTTCATATGTAAAGAGCAGCTCCGCTTTCACAGAATGGCAAAAAGTTATTGTGTCTGCCGACAAGGATTTTATTCAATTACTTGACGACAAGACAATTTTACACAGACCTATTCAGAAGGAATATTTGAATAAGAACTCTATAGTCGAAAAGTTTAAGATCCATCCGACAAACTTTGCACTGGCTAGAGCTATTGTGGGAGACTCCTCGGATAATCTCCCGGGAGTCCCTCGCGTTGGTTTAGAAACTGTAGCAAAAAGATTTCCTTTTCTAAAAGAGGAAGAGACGCACTACTTAAGTAGTATCCTAGAAGAATGTACCCGGCCAGAGAACAAACAAAAAGTTTACACAAATATTTTAGAATCAAAGGAGTTAATCGAAAACAATTATGATATTATGCAATTATCTTCGCCCATGCTATCAATTCAAGCCAAACAAGGGATTGACGATACGTTTGAGCAATATAAGCCCCACTACAATCAAACGGAAATGAGAAAACTTATGCTTCAGGATGGTGTGTTGACTGTCACTACAACAGACTTGGAACAAAGATTTAATAACATTATCACTTCCTTTTCACAATAAAATCTGGTATAGTATAACAAATACTAAGGAACAAGAATGGAACAAGTAAATAACTTCTCAAAGTTTGGCAAATCATTTCAAGAAGATTTGTGTCATCTGATTTTGAACGACCGAATATTTGCAGATCAGATGTTTGAAGTTTTAGATACAAGCTTTCTAGAATTAAAGCACTTAAGAGTATTTACTAGGAAAGTAAAGGAATATAGAGAAAAGTATGGAGTCCACCCCACATCTAATATCATGCATTCCATCATTCGAACAGGTTTGGATGATGAACCAGAATCAGTCAAGGTACGAATCCGCGAGTACTATGCGAGAGTTCTTGCAAATGGAGAAGTCCCCGACGGTGCAGACTTTATTAAAGATACGGCTCTGGATTTTTGCAAAAAACAAAAACTCAAAGAAGCTCTGATTAAATCAGTTGAGCTTATTAAATCTTCTTCTTTTGATGAAGTTTCAAAAGTTATAGACAACGCCCTTAAATTGGGATCGGACAATACACTAGGTTATGATTATCTTGCAGACTTTGAAGCGCGTTTTGTTAAGAGACACCGCAACCCTATTAGTACGGGCTGGCACGACATCGATGACATTTCTAAGGGAGGTCTTGGGAAAGGGGAGCTTGGTGTTGTTGTTGCTCCTACTGGTGCTGGCAAATCAATGGTACTTGTACATCTCGGGGCAGCGGCACTCAAGGCCGGGAAAAATGTATTACACTACACATTGGAACTTGCTGATACTGTTGTTGCTGGCCGTTACGACGCTGCTATTACTGGCGTTGAATTAAGGAACCTAACAGTATTTAAAGAAAAAATATATGACGAGATTAGAGAAATAAACGGAAAACTTATTGTTAAAGAATATCCAACTAGAAGCGCTAGTATCCAAACAATCAAAAATCACGTTGAGAAGCTAAAAAGGCGAGATTTTGTCCCAGACATGATCATCGTAGACTACGGAGACCTAATCCGACCAGAAAATAGCAGAAAAGATGAGAAAAGGCATCAACTGGAAACTATTTACGAAGAGCTTAGAGGAATAGCTCAAATTTGTGAATGTCCACTCTGGACTGCATCGCAAACTAACAGATCTGGGTTGAACGCAGAAGTGATCACAATGGAGTCAATCTCCGAGGCGTTCAACAAATGTTTTGTAGCAGATTTCATCTTCACGGTGTCGAGAACCGTGGAGGATAAAAACACCAATCAGGGACGCATTTTTGTAGCAAAAAACAGGAATGGTCCAGATGGACTGGTGTATCCACTATTCATGGACACGAGCAATGTGAAGATTAAAGTCCTGCCAAAAACAGGCGAAACCGCGAATGATATTATCCAAAAATCTTCTGCAGAAAGGTTAGCAAACCTGAAAGAGAAGTACAAGATTTTTAAGAAAGAAGGAGGAAATAAATAATGGAACTATCAAATCAAATCTTATCAGAAATTACAGTACACATGAAGTACGCGAGGTACCTAGAAAAAGAAAAGAGAAGAGAGACTTGGGAGGAGCTTGTTACGAGAAATATGAACATGCATCTCAAGAAGTTTCCAGAACTTGAACTTCAAATTAGAAAAGCCTATAAGATGGTTTATGATAAGAAGGTTTTACCATCCATGCGATCGATGCAGTTTGGTGGCAAACCAATTGAGGTAGCTCCAAATAGAATTTTTAACTGCGCTTTTATGCCTGCCGATGACTGGCGCTGTTTTAGTGAAGCTATGTTTCTTCTTCTTGGAGGAACAGGAGTCGGGTACTCTGTGCAAAAGCATCATGTGGAGAAGTTACCAGAGATCAGATGCCCAAACATGAAGAGAACACGACGCTTTCTTGTCAATGATTCCATTGAAGGTTGGGCTGATGCTGTTCAGGCATTAGTTAAATCTTATTTTTACGGAGGGTCCAGACTCCGATTTGATTATTCAGATATTCGCCCGAAGGGCGCCGCGCTCATTACTTCTGGAGGTAAGGCCCCAGGACCTCAGCCCCTGCGCGAGTGCTTAGTAAAGCTAGAGGGAATGCTC